ACTGACTACAGATAGTAAATTTATTCCCTATTATCAAGGCTTTAAAGGCGAAATTATTTCACTGACCGACAGTAAATATTTGTTCAAGGGCAAATATGACATTGTCAATGATAAGCAAGTGCGAGTGACTGAATTGCCTGTTGGAATGTGGACTCAGGATTTTAAAAATTTGTTGGAAGAGTTGCTACTAGTACCGGAACCTACAGCATCAGCAAAAAGCAAAAAATCAATTACACCAGACGCTAAAAAAGGCAAAAAGAAAAAGGAATCCACCACTGACACACGGGGGTCGGGGGGCAGAGCCCCCATTAAAGATTATATAGACATGAGTACCGATGTAATTGTAGATTTTACAATTACCTTCGCAGCTGGACAGATTAGCCAACTTATTGCGGCAAACGGTGAACATGGCTGTAATGGATTGGAAAAATTATTAAAGTTGTATACTACGCAATCCAATACAAATATGCACATGTTTGATGAAGATGAAAAACTGATTAAATATTCCAGTGTGAAAGAAGTAATTGACCATTTTATGAAAGTGCGTTTTGACTTGTATATAAAACGCAAGGCGTATCAGGTTGAAGCACTTGCAAAGGCCGCACTGATATTGTCTAACAAGGCACGGTTTATCTCTGAAATATTAGATGAAACGATTGATTTGAGAAAGAAGAAAACCGTTGATGTTTCCAAAATATTGAAAGATAAAAAGTATGACGTAATTGATGATGATATAGATTATAAATATCTAGTCAAGATGCCTATGGACAGTGTGACGGAAGAGAATGTTAAAAAAATTCTAAATGAGCGAGATGCCAAACAGGCTGAATTGGATGAGCTTATAGCTACAAGTGAAAAACAACTGTGGTTGAATGAACTGAAAACATTACAGACGGAATATAGTAAAAGTATTATTCCGCATGATGATGCAAAAGTAGCAAAAGTAGCAAAAGTAGTAAAAGTAACAAAAGTTGAAAAACCCAATACAAAAGTAGAAAAACCCAATACAAAAGTTGAAAAACCCAATACAAAAGTTGAAAAACCCAATACAAAAGTAGAAAAACCCAATACAAAAGTAAATAAAAAAAAGTTGGTTATTGCTAATTCTGAAGAATTATAGAATTATAGAAAAACAATTAAATATTTATTCTAGATAACATTTAACAGATTACGTTCTTGTTTTAGTTTTCTTTTCGATATATAGTAAAAGTTAAATGTTTAAGGATAAAGGCGATAAATTTGTAGACATGTGTGAAAATTTTATACGCAGTATAAATTTATCAGATAAAAGTACATGTATGCTGCTACGTACATTACATTTTACAATGCCTATTGTAACTGTTATTATAATGTTAATCGGTTCAAAAACATGGTTTAAAATAATTATATTTTTTAATATTATTGTATTTATATTATTTTTAATATTTCATGGCTGTATTTTATCTAAAATAGAACACCGTTTTACAGACGACGATTTTACAGTTATTGATCCTTTTTTAGAAATAATAAATGTAGAATTAACAAATGAAAATCGACATGTATATTCATTATATTCTTCTATAAGTGGATTTATGGTAACATTTGGATTATATTATTATCGTTTTGGTATGCCGAATTTATCAATGTCAAATGGGGTTGAATTGTAACAAAACATATGTTTATTTTTTCAAAACATATCTTTATTTTTTCAAAACATATGTTTATTTTTTCAAAACATATCTTTATTTTTTCAAAACATATATAAATTCCTTTACAGCTTTATATTCTTTCGTGCGTTTATAGTTGCTAATGCCTTTTAATCGGTTATATGTTTTATGATCAATCGGAATTTTATCTACACTTTTTCCATGTTTAGCTAATAGCTCGTCCAGTACAGGTATCGGAATGATACCACCATCGTTATATGATAAAATAATATATTTGGCCTTTGTGTTTTGTAATAAATCATCCATCGCATCTTTGGCTTTAGACATACTGTTATACAAAGATTTTATTCGATCATCAGGCTGACCCCGATTAGTGTCAGGAATTTGCGCTGTTTTATCCCATGTATTAATAATATCCAATAGAAAATAATAAATGTTATAAGGATGTTTATTATAAGGCGGGTCATAGTAGACAATATCTACTGACGCTAATTGTTTTGCCCACTCGTTCGTGTCCATTTGTGTGATGATTGTTTCGCATGGGTGTGTCAAATTAAAAAGTGGGTAAGGCACTGTGATAGACTGAGCAATACGTTTTATATCTGTGCTATTTTTACCGCCATAAGCTCCCTTTGTAGCTGTTGCGTCTTTATAGAAAGCCGAAAATTGTCCATTGGTGTTATTGTGAATCGAACATTCCACCAAAAGCGGCGCCAAGACAAAAGAACGATAAGCCAATGGTATGGTATCGATATAATTGCGTATAGCATCAATACGTACACCATTTTCATATGTGAAATAAACACGGTCTTGTTCTGTTATGATGGGTGAGGCGGGGGCCCAGTTGCCGGATATATATGGCAATTCCGCTTGCGGTCGGTGACAGGGGGGCTCTGCCCCCTCACCCCCGTGTATATGAGAAATTACAGGTGGTGTTGCCCTCAAGTTTGCCGTATCAATATAAGTTTTAATCTGTTGTAGAGTTTCTTCATCCGGTGTAGCTAAATAACATTCATTTAATGTTTTACTATAACCAGCTAAATCATTGGAATATAATTTAGTGGCTTTGGTTTTAAATAAACGACTGACTATTCCTGAACCAGCAAATCCATCACCAACAGTCAACAAATGGTCTGTTCCTAATTCAGATTGAATAATGTCAATAATGCTGCTAATAACAGGAATCAACTTTCGTTTATTACCCATATAAGTAATAATCTGTCCCGACAAATAATTTTCGCCTAATTTAACTTTTTTAACAACTTCTTTTTTAACTTCTGTACTTTTAACCATTTTATATAATATCAATTTTTAAAAACTCGATATTATAACTTATATTATATAAAACCTAATGTGTTAAAACCAATGTTTTAATTCGACGTGTTAAAACCAATGTTTTAATTCGACGTGTTAAAACCAATGTTTTAATTCCAACTGTTTATCATTTGTATAGGACAATATAGGACGAGCAATCGGTACAACCAATGTGCTAACATCTTTTTTATAGATCATATACCCTTGTGCCTCACTATAAACCTGATTAACCGAATAATCAAAAACCAGATTATTTAAATCACGTATTTGATCAGCAATATTATTAGGCAAATTTTTAGAATACTGTAAAAAAATACTGCGCATGATTATCTTTAGTTCATCGCCATTTTGTTCACCAATGATATATTGATTATTTGATTTTTTATAGACACCTGCGCGTATTCCGTTTTGAACAATTTTCATATTTGATGAACTAAAAAAAGCATTAGATAAAGCCGTATCATACCAATTACCGGTCATGGCATCTCTAAATGAACTGGTTTGATTAACTGGTATGTGATCACTCATCGCAAACCGAGCATCTATATTAGGCACCATTATATTAACTCTACCATTTGTTCTAGAATGACAATTATTATTATTATTCATTTATAATAACCAAGTAGAAAAAAATTATTAGGAAAACTCAAAGTATTGTTTTGCTATACTTTTTAAAAGTGTTTTGCTATACTTTTTAAAAGTGTTTTGCTATACTTTTTAAAAGTGTTTTGCTATACTTTTTTAAAAGTGGTTTTGCCACACTTTTTTTAAAAGTGGTTTTTGCTACACTTTTTTTAAAAGTGTATATATATAAATAAATAATGGCCAGTTTTCAAATGACAATTATATATATAGCTGTAATTTTATTAGTTATTTTTTTAATTTTTATAGGTATTTCGCTGTATAGAAATAAAAATAATCTACAATATCCGCCTGTTTCGGCAAACTGTCCAGACTATTGGCTAGACGAATCAAATAATGGAGGCGTTCAATGCGTGAATACAAAGAATTTAGGAAATAACCAATGTCCAAAAAAACTTAATTTTTCAGCACCTTTTTGGTCTAGTGACAAAGGCCTGTGTATGAAAAAGAATATGGCTATTAGATGTAATCTAACGTGGGATGGTGTGACAAATAATACTTCTATGGTCTGTTAAGCAATTGCGCTTGCGGTCGCGGGGATGGGCGATGCCCATCAGAATTGTAGATGTGTACAACACAGTCAACTATTAGTATTTATAATTTTCTATATAAATATAAATATTATTATTACATTAATAACTTAAAGTCTATATAAATGAACCAATTAAATTTTAATAATATTTTAGGTAGAGAACAACTTGCCCATTCCATTAAAAATGTACTCACGCATTTCAACCAACATAAAACCGATTTAACATTTAAGCGAGGAATATATGTGTATGGTGCGCCTGGCAGTGGAAAAACAGAATTTGTCATACAAATATTAAAACAAATGAATTATGATATTGTTAAATATGATGCGGGTAACATCAGGAATAAATCCATCATAGACGCAATTACCAAACATAATATGGCGGATAAAAGTGTCATAAGTTTACTACAAAAAAAAGCCAAACCGATTGCGATAGTTATGGATGAAATCGACGGCATGAACAACGGTGACAAAGGCGGCATCAATTCGCTTATTCGTCTGATTCGTCCCAAAAAAACTAAAAAACAAAAGAATGAAGAAGTCACATTCAATCCAATTATATGTATAAGCAGTTATCATGTAGATAAAAAAATAAAAGAATTAATGAAAGTCTGTAATTCATTTGAGATTAAAAGTCCGACCAATCAGCAAATACAATTTATAATTAAAAGTTTAATGCCGGATTTAGATACTTGTTTGGTGGCCAACACTATTAATTATCTACAGGGTGACTTGCGCAAGTTGGCCTCTATTTATAAAATACATCAAAATAATTGTAGTCTACTTAAAAATGAAATTATTCAAGATATTTTTAAACCGAAATCGTATAATGAAGATACGAAAGAAATAACCAAAAAACTGATAAATCAAAAATTTTCTATATCTGAACACAACACAATGATGAATGAAACAGACCGAACAATTGTTGGCTTGTTATGGCACGAGAATATCATCGATACATTTGCGAAAATGCCAAAAGAAACATCTATACCATTCTATTCCAAAGTGTTGAGTAATATTTGTTTTGCAGATTATATGGATCGAATCACTTTTCAAAAACAAATATGGCAATTTAATGAGATGAGTTCGTTGATAAAAACATTTCATTGTAACAAGATATATCATGATACATTTAAAAAGAAGCCGAAATTTAATCCGACGGAAGTACGATTCACCAAAG